TCACTATCACTCTTGGCCTTGATTAATGAAATGGTTTCTATGCCTGTTTCTTACAGTGCCTAGTGCGTATGCAGGAAGTATTACACCAAGATTTACAACAGGTCAGATGGAATCCTCTAGTCGTAGCGTATCTACGATCCAGGAAACGATTGTTACTGAAAACTATAGAACAGGTTTCAGCTATACAGTTCAAGGCCATAATATTAAAACGGACTCATATATCTCACCTGATGCAACATATACAACGAGTCAGAATACAGGCAATGGAGCAGTTAATTTTCAATGGGTGACACCAGAATTAACAAGCAAGCCTCAGTGGTCTATCGTTTCAGAAGGCTCAGACTTTTCTCTCGTAGAGAATTTTCTTGCTCCAGGGTTAGACGCAGTATCGGTAATAAATCGAACTCAAACTATAGAAACCCAAACAACTTCCTTAAGTATCTTTTCCCAATAGGATTACTGTTTACAAGTCCTGTATATGCTAGTAATACAATAAGTTCTCCTTCCGCTTCATCATCTGGAACCGTTATCAATAATGGCTACCAGACAATAAATGGAAACTTTCCAACTCATAGATTTTCAAATGGAATACAATGTCAACTTCCTACTTTGGCTATTACTCCCTTTGTCACTAAAGGAGAAAATTTTTCCCTTCCAAGAAGTACAGTCTCTCGAACCAATATTTATGACACTGCAAAAGACAGTAATACAGGCCAGTTGCTTAATCCTGGGAACATTTTATATGTTGCAGAACAGGAAAGATTAGATCAGACAGTATATAACTTAAATTATGGAATAACCGCTAGTTTTCAAATACCTTTAGGCAAAAACTTTAACAAGGAATGTTTAGAAGCAGCCCAAACATATAGGAAATATCAGAAGTTCATGCTTGATGCCAAAAAATTAGAAGTTAATCTCAACCGTCTTAAAATATGTGCCGAGCAACTGAAACTTGGTGTGAAGTATGTAGGAGATGATGCTGTTAGCTGTAGAAATGTAGTTTTAACAACTGTGCCTAATCAGGTTTTACCTCATCAACATTCTTTGACTTCTGAAAACGACCAATAACCTTTTTAAAAACAGTCTTACTTAATCCTTTTAGAACAGCCAAAAGTAATGGAGAACTCGCAGCCAAGAGACTAATAGTAACAACATTAAGAGCAGCACTAGGCGTAGGTAGTACCGATTTAACGAAAGTGACTTCTTCAAGAATTGGTACGCAATCTACCCCATTATCACCACGTTTGTAAGCAATGATCCTCTGAGTTCTTAAATCTGTTGTAAAACTTCCCACAGGCAATACTCGTGATAAATCTGGACAAGGTGGTGGCTCTATAGTTTTTACCGTCTTTTTAGGTGGTGGAATAGTAGGAGGTTTATATATTGCTTGCTGTTCTGATTGTGTAGGAGTAACTGTTTTTATAAGTTTACTTGGATCGTATTCTATTGGATTAAAAGAAGGCATTTCTCCTTCTGGGCAGGTTATATATGCGTTTCTATCGTTGTATAAAATACTAGGATTTTTTGTTATTTCTAAATCTCTGTGATATAAATTACAACCTGGAATATTACCTGTTAAAACGTGTTCTGGTATAAGAGGTGTTTCTGGTATATCTATCTTCGGTATTTTTATTTTAGGTATTTTTATTTCACTCATCTTTGTCTACATCACCAATAGAAATCGACCAACCATCTTCTCCAAATTCACCTTTTTCTATAATTTTTGGTTTCTTTACTTTTTTATCCAATTCTTCGTGATATTTTTTTATTTGATTTTCTAATTCTAAATCAAACTTCACCATACGCAGCCAATCAACTAATTTGTCTATGTAATGTTGAATAAGTTTTTTAAAAAATCCAAATATCATAAAGGCAGCATCGGGCCTGTTACTTTTGGTAGTTTTTTGTCTATTTGATTAGGCAAAATCTTACTTACACCTTGCATAACTTTCTCAATCATCATCGCCTCAAACTGAGGACTACTAACCCATTTGTAGGTAGCGTACCCTGCACCAATAGTTGTTAAGCTTATCAAAAATGATAAAATGGATAGAACAGATGAAATTTTATTTAACATTTTATGTGGAAAGAAGCGTTTGTTAAGGCTCTAGCACCAATTACTTTGATGTGCCTGTTTTTACTAGTCGGTCTTGCTCCATTATATCTAATAGGAGGAATGATGACCAAACAAATGCATGAAAAAATAAAATTTTAAACTACCAAGGTACACCAGAGGTAGTTGTTGGTGTTTTAGATTCTGTAATCTGTGCAGCAATGCCTGTTTCAATAGCTGTCACTTCATCTGACCCTATGGCAGCTTTTGCCCATGCAATTGCATTATCTTTTGTAATGTCTTTATATTCAGTAAAAGAACCACTATCAGCAGCAGCAAGCCCTACAGCACCATAAGCAGAACCAACATGGTCAACACCACTTACAGTTTCAGAGTCACTAGCAGTCCAGTGAACAGTAGTAACTACATCAGATAAAGAACCGACAGTTTTTGTTACGTCTAAAGCAGCAACATCCCAAGTAACAGCCATGATAATAAATGTTTAGTTTTATTTTACTTTGATTCTACAGATTGAACAACATCACTAAGTTTTTCTAACTGTTTTAGCGCACCCTGATCTTCCATTATTGGTTGCATTAATTGATTTTTTTCTGCAACTTTTTCTTGTATTTCTCTTTCAAGCATTTGTGCCTTTGCAATATTTAAATCAAGACGAGTTTTTGTTTCGTCATAAATTTCTTGTGGAGTTGCCATAAAATTAATTTAAGTTATCCAATGATACTAAGCAGCTTCAAGAATTTCAACTTTTGTAATTAATTCTTGTACAGCAGATACTAATAAAGGCACAAGTTTTGAATGGTCTATTTGCTGCCATATAGGTTTACCATCTGTATCTACCGCATCTTTTTCACCTGTAACGGCTTCTGGTATTACGTCTGCCACTTCATGAGCTAAAAATCCATCTAATAAAGTGTTTGTTTCATCAGAAATCCAATTAAACTTTTTAGGTTTTAACTGTTTTAATCTTCTTATACCATCTGCTATAGCTACAACGTTCTCTTTCAAACGATAATCAGAACTTGTATTAAATGATGAGTTATTGCCACTTGTTTTAATAGTTCCAACTGTACCACTTTGATTTCTAAATTCAAGATGTGTAGTTGAACTTTGACTACCAGTAGCAGTAGTAATTCCGACTGTTGAAACAGCGACTTGAAGCATACCACTGCCATCCGTACTAGTTCTATTTACTAAAAGCTTTCCATCATTTGTCAGCCGCATTCTTTCAGTAAATGAATTTGATAAATCTCTTCCAAAAAGTATATCTGTATTATTTGCTGCAATTATCCCATTATTACTTGCATTACAACCAAGAAATAAAGCACCAGTATCGGAATCTTCTCTGTTGATAGAAACTAATTGATGAGTTGCACTTGATGCTCTTACTTCTAGTGTGCTACTGGGCGAATTTGTCCCGATCCCAACCCGACCAGATGAATCTATACGCATACCTTCACTAGCATTAACATCAAAAATTAATGCATTATCAGAATGTGAGTATCTGATTTCACCTGCGTTATTATCTTCTGGATCTCCAAAAGCTATTCTTCCAGTGTTACTGTTTGGGGTACTTATGGTTATACCAGCGTTACCTGATCCGTTAATTACTATGTCATCAGCATTTGCATTAAAAGAACCAGGACTTGTTGTTCCAATACCAATCCGACCAGATGAATCTATACGCATACGTTCAGTATCATTAGTTTTAAACCTAATTTGATTACTACTTCCATTTCCAGTTAGATGAAGCCCATCTGCATCACCCTTTAATATTCCTACATCACCATGAGTATTAATATTTAAATGTATTTCTGGATCAGTGGCATGAAAAATTTCTAATTCCGCAGTTGGACTTGATGTACCAATACCTACGTTTCCAGTGTCTCTATCTATTGAAAGTCTTTCTGTAGTTAAAGTTGTTCCACAACATATTGCTAATCTATTATTTGCACCATCATAAAGAATTGCTCCACCATTGCTTGTTGAACCAGTAGCTCCTTCATGTAAATATAAAGCAGATGTATTACCAGTTGTATTTGTTGTAATTTCGGCAATAGCACCAGAAGTGTTTACAAGTGATAATTGTCTACCAGGACTTGCTGTACCTATACCAATCCGATTATTACCAGCATCTACATAAAATAAATTTGCTTCAGAATCTCCTTCAATTCTAAAATCTACATCCGCACCATCTTCATTAAATATTGTTGTAGCTCCCAGCTCCATTCTTTCTACACCAGCAGTAGCAATATTAAAAGTATCAGCAGCAGAACTAAAAATACCTGTATTTAAATCATCTCTAAAAGCAAGACCAGGGGTGCTTGCAGAACCGTCTTCCATGGTTAACGTGCCGTCAAGCTGTAAAAGTTCTACCCATGCGTTATTTGATGAATTTCTAATTTTAAGAACACCTGCCGAAGTATCAGCCCACCATTGATAAGCGTATGTAGTAGCTGGACTTGAAGAGTTTGAGTTATTACTTACGATTGCAGCAAGGGCATTATTTAAGTCTGTTCTAAATGCCGCCCCTGATTGGTTGGCTATTACATAATCATGTGTTGCCATTACTTAATCCTTTTTATATAAGTATATGATAGTTGATAACTTAAATATAAACATATTTAACTTCCTTTACCAAACCCAATTGCTGTATATCTAAAATTAAGATTTTTGAAGTTATTGCTTGAGTCTCTTACTTCTATAACAAATTGAGTTCCCGTAATAGATGTAATTTTAAAATAATCTCCTGATACCGCACCTTCAAGAGTTATGCCTATTGTTGGTAAAAATGCAGTAGTTGATCCTCCAAGAGATCCAGTGCCTGTGAAAAATGGATTTGCAAAGGTAACAGTTTTTGCTGAAGTTCCAGATGCAATAGATGTATTTACGGTTTCTGTTCTTCGTTTTACACTTGCTTCAAATCCAAGTTCTGAGATATTAATATTCTGTGCAGGGTCATCAGATGTTAATTCACATTTAAATTTAAAACCTCTGGCAGTATATTCGCCATTTGCAAAAGTATTAAATTGAGTAAAGTTTGCTCCATAGGTGCATGAAGTTCCGCTTGATATTGTTGCACTAGTACTAGCTGTTACAGTGAATGTGTTTCCATCTGGTACTGTTTGAATTTCATAAGTGCCATCTGTTGCACTGCCAGCAGTAAAATCTATTACAACAAAATCACCAGTATTATAACCATGATCGGTTTTTGTGATTGTGATAGTTGTACCGCTTTGCTCATAAGTGGCTGAAACTGAAATTGCGGGATCTACATCAGTTGTAGCAACTAAAAGTTTTGCGTTAACATCTTCTGCTAAATCGCCGTCAAATTCAGTCCAAGTGTCAATATTTGCAGTTCTTGAATCAATCAAATCGTTTGGTAATATTCCAGAAGTGACAAACCTTCTTTTAAGTATTAAGTTAAATTTTGCTGCAAGATCAACCTTATTTTGAAACTCATAAGAACCACTTGAATTTATAGGGCCAGCAAAATCTATATTAGATAAATCATCAATATTTTGAGTAATATCATCAATCGTTAATGTTCCATCTAGCAGCAAGCCGTCAAAATCTGCATCATAAAGAGTGTTTACTTTTTCTCCTTGAAATGGTGGTGTATCTGTATCTTCTCTTTCTGTTAGTATTACTTGATTTGGTTGTGGGTCTGGTTGTGTAACAATTATTTTTGCGGCATTATTTGACCTGCGACCACCATCATCAATAAATTTAATTAAATAAGTTCCAGTTAAAGCTGGTACTAAAGTTTCTGTAATATTTCCAGCAAGTTTTGGTATGATTTCAGTTGCATTAGTAAATGTTGCAGTAGCCCCTGTATTTGGAGTGTGCCTTACTGAAACTGTGCCTCCATGTAAAACATCAACAGAGGTAGAGGGGTTAAAACGTAGTCGCACAAATTGATCTGAGACAGGTTCTATTGTTAATCCTGATGGATCATCTGGTAAAGCTGTTTTACCAACAGTAGTAAATGAGGTTGTTGAAGGCTGTGTACTTGGTTTTCCTAATGCGTTAAAACTAAAAACTCGTACTTCATATGTTCCAGCTTTTGTTTCAAAAATTGTAAAATCAGGCCTTGTTACTCGTTCACTAATTAAATTTTCATTTTTGAATCTATATTGAACCATGTATTCTGTAACACCTTGCACTGGTTCCCATTGGACAAAAAGTTTTGATACTGCTCTGTTATTAATAACTACAATTTGCTCAGAACTTTGCAAGTTACTTGGTGCTGGTTTTAGTTGCGTTAAGGTTGTTATTGTCCTTGTTGCTAATGTCGAACCATCTTCAACAGAATCATATTTTGAAGAATTAAAAGCAACAGCAGTAACTTGATAATCTAAACCACCAACTTCTGTAACTCCAATAACTCTAAAAGTTTGAAGTTGTACTGTTGTATTCTCTATCACCCAAACCGAATTTGCTTGTGGAACAGAACTAAATGCAGAAGAAACTGTAATTGTAGTTCCAGAAATAGAACTTATTGATTTTGTTTCTAATGTTCCATCTGACAAAATTACAGATAATGTTGCAGAATCTGTTGTTACTAAGTCTGTATCGTTTTGATCATCAACCACAATTTGCGTTGTAGATACTCCTGTTTTTATTCTTCCTCCCCTTCTTACTCCAGCCCTTAATGGATCAGCAATATTTATCACCGCCCCAGGTCTCACCAAAGTACCTGATTCAAGGGTAGTAGTAAAATTGACAACCTCTCCTTCATTGTTTTGAGTATATAAAAACCATTTTCCAAGTCTGGCAGCTTGACCCCTTGAAGTTACAGCGATACCTTTTAAATTTTTAACAACAATTCCATATTTTGCTTGCAATGCTGTATCTTCAACAGTTTCATATTCAATTGTCCTTGTTTCCATATCAAAATAAGCAACATTTATTACTGTATGTTTTGTTCTAAATGAACTGTTTGAATATGAAAATCCTTCTGCTGTTATATTGCTGAGATTGAAGATGTAGCTTGGATCTGTGGGTCGATCCTGCGATAGATTTATAACTCCCGCACTATAAAAAGGCATTGCCCTCATACAACTTGATAGCTCATTGATTAAGTTAAATGCTTGTTTTTGATTTTGTATAACAACATTGCATGAGAAGCGTGGTTCAGTATTTCCTGTTCCTGTCATATCATCAACTAATTCTGAAGCATATACGGACGCACTGTAAAAGCTAAAAACATCGATATTTGATGTGTCTATTTGATCTCCAAAACCTTTTGAAGTTGTAATAAGATCATATAAAACCCAAGCTGGATCGTTTGAATATTCTTTATCACTTTTAAATGTTCCATTAAATGTGCCGCTATAACTTATAGACCCATCTGACCTTACAGTACCATTGTGCGGAATTTTTATCTTTGTTCCTCTTACGCGGTATGACCGTCTGGGCGTTGTTGGAAAGGTTTTAGCATCAAACCTTAAAGCAACATAAGCAGAATTAGCAAAAGTTGATTGTTCATTTATTATTTCTGTATAATTTGTGAAGGCAAAAGCATTTTTAAGTGTATTTTGAGTGCTGTCCGCTGTAACTCTATTTACTTTTATTGTTACAGGAAAACTTGTACCACTTGGGAGATTTACTTTATAATCTCTAAAATATGCACTTGCAGTTCTTCCTTTTACAGTGTCAGTGATAACTGTTTGCGTTGTGCCATCATTTTCTATTGTTTGAATATTTAAAGTAACTTCTGCCCCATCAATATCACCATCAGATAAAAATTCTTGTAATTCATTAAAAGCAATCGTAATCCTAACCGCATTTACGAAAGTATTTGTAATACTGACAGAAACAGGTGAACTTGTTGTTACAGTCTGATTTACTGCAAATTCAGTTTCTTGTTCTGTAATTGCTTGAATAGCTGTCTGGTTAGAAGTCCCAAACCTAGGCTCAAAAGAAACATTTTGAAAATTAAAATCTGACTCTAAAGGACTTGTCCCAGCCGTTTGTTTTAGTACCTGAGTTTCATTAAGAAATACGTCTTTAAGGCTACTTGTGTTGTATTCAGTAGAACCTTTTGAACCTGTTGCACTTGGAAAACCCTCGATTTCTCCTTCACCTAATAATTCTAGTAATGTTTGAAACTGTTTTGATGCAAGTACATTACTTGGTATATTTGGATCTGTAAGATCGGATGGAATACCTATTAAACTCATGCAGCAGTACCTTCTATTTGAACAGTATCAATTCCAGCACTTATAACAACAGAACCTGTAAAAACTTCTCCATAAATAATTGGAACAGCAACACCAGCCCTTGAAATATTTGTTATTGCTGAAAAACCAAAAGAGTTTTGCGCTGTTAGATCTGGTATTACAACATCATTTTGTGGTATTGGATCAGCACCATTAGATTCAACTATTGGTGAGGGAGTAATCTCAGGTGTTGGTGTAATTAAAGAAGTTACACCATTTGCAACAGCACCAGCAACCGCAGCAGAGGTAATTGCAGCACCCAGGCTATATATAGAATTCATGTTAGGTACGTCAGGGCCAGATCCTGTTGCTGTAGGTATGATCTGAATATCACCCTTTCCACTCATAGATAAAAAATCCAAGGAGACATCCATATTGTTCATCTTTACCTTGTAATGTTGCCGACTCATATGTGCTTCGATTTCTGGAAAGTTACACAGCAAAAAACGAATCGCCTCTGCTGGACTTGATACTGCTGCCTCAAAATATGATGAACCAAGAAATTTTCTTAATCTTCCATATACTTTTATTGTTTTAAGCTGCATACCTGTAACCCCCTCTGAGTGCTTATATTATGATTTAAAATCATATTATCACCAACCCACTCGGTTCAAAAGAACACCATTCTTTCATTTTTACACTGTAAATATGAGAAGGTAAATCTAAATACTTACAACTTGCTTTGTCTTTATCAGAAGGCTGTGGTGGATCGTAAGGATGCGAATGTACAATCCCAATTATTTCACCTGTATCTTCACATTCTGCCCAATCATCAGGATCAATTACAAAATATTCAAACTTAGATTCTGCAATATTTTTACAAGGCCAGTATCTCTTCTTTCCTTTTATAACTGCAAGCAGACCACACGATTCTCTTGGCAAACATTCTTCAGCATGTTTTATAGCTTGATTTTTCCAAGTCATTCGTTTATAAAGCTGCCAACAGCAGGGAAATCTTTTTTTGTTACTTGACGTTTTGGCGCACGAACTCCTTGAAGGTCAATTGCTGATACAAGTTCAAATTCTACAATCTCTCTATTTTCTACAATTTTTGCATTTATAAAATAAATTTCTTGTGGTAGTTCTGCCGTGCTGTCTGGTGTACCGAATGGATTTTTACTTGATGGGAAGTTTGCAGCATCTAAAAACTGGCTGAGAGTGCGTATGCGTACAAATTTAGCTCCTTGTAGATCATTAAATGGTGTTGTGGCATTTACTGTAGCCATCAATGCTGTAATTGTTCCCAAAACATTTGAAACTGTTATTGTCGGCCTTGGAAGCGAGCCAGTGCCAGAATATTCAAACCCTTCAGCTTGAATTGGAAATCTATCATAAGTATTACCCTGCCAGATTATAGAAGCATTACTGTTCATGCCAACTCCAGAATGAAACCTTGTCACATCAGTTGAGCCATGTAATGCCGATACTAAAGTCAATGTGTATAACTCAATAACAGATTTGTTTGTCAATGCCTGTAATTCTGCTGTAGGTAATCCCATTATGGTTCAAATACCTCCCTGAAAGTGCAGTTCAATATTGCTCTGTTGTTATATGGTATGGTCTTTGTCCATGATTGACAGACAAATTTTCCAGCACCAGATAATGTAACCGAAACATTGCCACTATTTGTTGCACTGTCTGATGCGGTTACTGTAAAAGTATTTTGATCGGCTGCTGTTGCTATTGCAAACGTACCATCAGTTGCAGAACCAGAAGTGTAGTCGATGGTCACAACATCGCCAATAGCTAAACCATGATTTGAAATTGTAATTGTAGAAGTTGTTCCGCTTTGCGAATAAGTACCTGTTTTTGTACCGCCTTCGGCTGGCGGTGTAAATGTAAAACTTGCCTGATCATTAACACGACTTCTTAAAAAAGCTTCTATGACGTCTGACTCTTCCTCTGTTACGTTAAAAACTAAATCATATATTTTAGGGTCTTGTGATAACGGAAGGCCAAATAATGCTCTGAACTCATAACCATCACCAAGTCTTGTCGATCTGATTCTTGGTTCGCTTATTTTTACCATCCCATAAGTGGGTTGAATAGAGGGAAAAGTTGCCATTTATCTAGTAAGTAAACCTCCAGGTCTTTTTTCTTTAATAAGTTGTGCCTGCACAGTAGCACCTATTGCTGCTCCTAAAGCATTTAGATCGACATTGTTACCAGAAGAGGTTACTCCACCATCTTGTACATTTACTGTAACGTAATTATTTGTTGTACCACCACCAAGCTCATTATTTGGAATAATTGTACCAGCAGTGCGAGGAACAAAAATTTCAGGACCTTTTTCGCCCACAAGTGCAGCTTGGCCTACTGGCGGCCTACCACCATTAGCAAACGGTAATAATCTTCCTATGGTACCGCCTACAATTCCTCCTACTGGCCCAAGAGGAGATATTGATCCAAGAACAGAACCTATAGCACCGCCAAATTTTTGACCTTCATTAGATTTACCTTGAGCCGCATTGGACACACCTTCAACAAGAGTTTCTAATCCACTATCAAGAATTTTGTCTCCTATTCTATCTAATACATTTGATAAAGCATCACCAAAAGATTGTGAACCTTTAATTGCTTCTCTTAAGTTTTCAACAATACCCTGTTTGATTTCTATTCCTATTCCAGTAAATACAGTTCTAAGTTTTTCCGCTTCAGTTTTTTGATCATCTAAAAGTGAATTAGTTGTTAAAAATTGTGTATTTATGCCCGCTGTTAAAAGGTTTGTTTGATTTGCTTCATTATTAAAAGCTTCTTGTAAACGGTTTGATAAACCTAATTGATTATTTGTTCCTTCTGTTAATTCGTTTGTTTCATTTAAATTATCATTAAAAGCTCCTTGTAAACGATTTGTTTCACTTAATTGATTATTTCTGAATTGTGTTAAAAAATTTTGGTTACCTAAAAGTAAATTACCTGTGAAAAATTGTGTATTTGTTGCTGCTGTTAAACGATTTGTTTTACTTAATTCATCATTTGTTGATTTTGTAAAACGGTTTGTTTTTTCATCTTTTCTAATAATCTCATTTTGAATAAGAGATCTACCAATAAAAGTTTGGTTTAAATTTTCTTGTTCTTGGGCATTTTTACGAACTAATTCAAAACTTTTTTCATCCAAAACTTTTTGTGTTTTTTTTGCTTTTATTTCTTCAAATAATTGTTTTTCTCTTTTTCTACCTTCATCCGTAAGAGATGCAAAAAATCCCAATTCTTCTCGTAATTGTTTTCTTGCTTCACTTCGAGCTTCCATCGTAATTTTTGCTAAATTAGCTCGACCAACTTTATTTGCAGTGGTTATGCTTTCAATTAATTTATTGATTTGCTTTACTGCACTAATAGCCAAATCAAGAACGGCTTTGATTTCATCTTCTAGCTCTGTGCCTATTGTTCTTGCTAAATTTTCAATAGAATCTTGCAATGTTGATAATTTACCGTTTAAAGTGGTTGCCTGTGCTGTTGCTCCACCAAAAAATGCACCGCCTTCATTTGTTAAATTAATTAAAGCTTGATTTACAAGATCAGCCCCGATTTTTCCTTGTCTTTGTGCTTTTTCAAAAGCATCACCCTGCAAACCAGTTATACGTTTTAATTCAGTTGTTATATCAACTCCTCTTTCTAATAACTGTAAATTTTCCTCTTGTTGTAATTTACCTTTTGCTCTGATCTGTCCAAAGGCTGTAGCAATACCTTGTAAGTCAGCACCTGTAGCACCAGCTACTTCTGACAATCTTTTTGTTGTATCAACTAACTCTTCTGTTTCAAAACCAAAAGCTTTTAATCTTTTTGTTTGTTCTATTAATTCACTACTTGTAAATGGTGTAACGGCACCAAAATCCTGCAATTCTTTAATTATCCCATTTGTTTTTTCAATTGATCCAGTTAGTACTTCTAAACTCTTTCTTTGCGTTTCAAGTTCTGCCGTTTTAAAAAAAACAAATTGTGCTGCCTTTATAACGGCAAAAGCTGCCGCAACTTTTTTTAGCGTTCCTACTAAAGTATTTACATTTGATGAGGCTTTTTTTCCAGAATTTCCAAATTTATCAAAAGCTTTTTTTCCTTTATTTAATAAGTTTTTTAATTTATCTGTGTTTTTACTTAATTCCTTTGTTTGCTCATTTACACGCTTCAATGGTCTTATTGCGTTTTGTGCATCAACTATTAACCTGACTGTTGATTGTGCCACAAATACAAATAACCTTTATTATATATTACCTTGATTTGGCCTTTTGTCGCTGCATTTCTTTTTCGTGCCTTTCATTTTTAAGTTCATAATAAGCAGCCCAATAAATAAGCTCCTCTTCTGTAATGGTTTTTCTTAATTCAACTAATGTTTTACCTAATTCTGTTGCGAGAAAAAACTCGAAATTAAACCAAGAATCTCGCCTTATTCGTTTTTTGCTGTTTCTAAATCAACTTGTATATCCATCATAAATAATTCAAGTTCATTTAAAACAGTCTCAGGTAAAAATCTTTTTAAGTTTTCAGCATCAGCAGAAGCAAAAGCCTTTGTGCCATCTTCATTTTCTACAAGCTGACATAATAATTTGGTTGATATTGTTAAAGCATCATCTGTACCAGCCGAACTTTGTGCTTGTATTCTGTCGTATCTTGTAAGTGGTGGAAAATATAACTCTTTTAAAAGTTCACCATTTGGTTTTTTTAACTCATATTTTCTTCTTGCGGTCATTACATCACTAAAAGCTTCAGTGATGAGATCTACATTTCTTTTTGTTGCCATATTAAATTGGGGTTGTTATTTAAAATGTACTATATAGCTGAAGTTATAGTTCCGCTTGTAATAAAACTGATATTAATTATCTGAACTTCACCAAGGGTTGCTCCATATTCTGCATTAGTAATAATTCCTGCAAAACTAATTTTTTTTGCTGAAGTTGCAGAATCAGGAAATAATTCAAATAGTGCATCAGCATTATCACCTGTGGTTAATACATCATCAATAAATGTTGTATAGCCTGCACCTGTTTCACTAGGTGCATATAAAAGTTCTGCTGAACCTTCGCCAGCAATCAAACCACCAATATTTGTTTTAAAAGTATCTCCTTGTTTTGTTGTCTCTAAAACATCTTTACTAATAGACAAAGACCATGATCTTGTTTGGCCAACGTCAGCTTCAGTTCCGCCAGCGTTTTCAAACATAATTTTCCCGACATCACCCTTAATAGCCATAACAAAAGAAAGTATTTATTTTATATTACCCTTTTTTAGCATTTTTTACATCTTTTTTTAAATTTTCTTGCTTTTCCATATATCGTTTGCACCGACCATCCCAATAAGCTGGATCACGCCTGCCTTTTACCACTTCGATAACATCAAGCATTTCTTCTGTAATTTCCATTTAAAGATCCTCATATATTTCAAATGTGATTCTAATTTGTGTTTGAAACTTACCCTCTGGACTTGATGTTAAAACTTCAGGGCCGATAGGTGAATCAAAGATCACATTTGAAACTGTAATATTATTGTAGAGGTCACGCAATCTTTTGCCAATCGTAAGGTTTGACCCTGAACCAATCCCCTCTTCTGTAAATATATTTATCAAAAGTAAACCAACAACACTGTTTGTAGAGTTAGCAGATCCACCCATTGTTAAATAACTACCAGATCCAAAACTTGTCTGGCATTGAACGAAAGTGTCCTCTGTTGTCGAATCAAATGCCATGTTATTAAAAACAACAGGTATTGCAGGGCTTGAAGCAAGTTCTGTAGCTAATCTTGCCTCAATTGTTGATCTGATGCTATTTAAATCTACTGCTGCCATTATGCCTTACCAAATTCATCTCTAATGAATCGTTCAAGTTGTTTTGCAACAAGCTCTGGATAACCTTTAATTGTGTTTTGACGAGTTCTATATCTTCCACCCCAACTTGGAGGTAAGTTGGTTCCATAAGCAACAGGTTCTGCATATTCCACGTTTGTAAAAACTTCACCAATATATGGTTTGACTTCGCTTTGGAATGAATTTCTTAGATTACCGGTATCAACTGGTGTAAATTCTTTTATATCTTTTTCTGCTTTGAAAGTTGCTTTTCGTACAGTTTTTTGAACCTTCTCACCAAAATGATCACCGATGTCAGTTAAATTAATTTCTCTAGCCATAGTTACCTCAAGATAAGATCAAAACTAACAGGAGTATTATTTTGTTCATTTGTTACAACTTGAATAATTTTAAACTCTACACTGCTTATAACAACCCTGTCTTTTGTGGTTGGTACAAAGGTCAAATCCCCTGCTGATATTGTCAGTCTTTTATCCTGGGATTCAATCAGATCATTCACCTCAGATCTGTTTACATTTGTTAACGCACCTTTGACGGTAGTATCAGATGTGGATTCTGTTATAGCTCCAGTGGTTGTGTTATAACTGCCAGCCGTTACCTGCCTGATAGTCACATCACCTCCAAGTTTGCTCAGAGTTTTTGATGCTGCCTTTTTTAATGCGTTAGCAAGACTCATAAGAAATAAGCGATGACCTGACCACTTGCAAGAGTGATACTTGTTATAACTCCACAAACTTCAGATGATGCTTTCATTGTGATGCCGTTGATAGTTGAAGAACCATTTTCAGTAATGTTCTCAGCAACAAAAGTTGCTTCAGCATCTGTCAAACAATGCACCTTACCAAATCTGCCAGTATGGGCAGCCGTATTAGTGATAATGATTGCTGCTGGATATTCGTAGCCGTAGCCCATTTTCATGACCTCTTGATTTGTAAGTTTGCTCTTCCACCTATTCTAATACCCATCAGGTAATGATCAACTATAGGTGGGATTCGATCAATACCAACAGCCCCATAAAATCTAGGGGTTGCATTTATATTACCAATACTCACAGTTGCAAAATCTTCTAAACCACTTAACTCCAAACCGTTCCTGTTGTTGTTTAAATATACAGCCAAAATAACCTGAGCGTTTTTCACACGATCTGGTATTTCAGTGTCGGTGTAATAATCAGCAACTAATCTATTTGGAAAAGATAAACCATAAAGATTTGTATAAGTATCAGGTTTTCTTACTCCTGATCTTGGCCATTCAAGTGCCTGGGTATCATCTACCCTAGCCCCTAGAAACTTTTCACGATCAATTCTTTGTGCAGCCGTAAACAGCGCACGATTTTTATTATCGTTGCTTGAACCATCCCATGCAGCAGCATCATCGCTGAGGACTAAACCTTCAATAAATGAATTAGCATCAGCAAGAGTGATATAGGTGTTTGCGTTAGCACCACCAACAGTTGCATCAAGAGTTATTGCCATTTAGTTTTACCTTCTTGGGCTTTGGTTTTGGTTTTGGCTTTTCAAGAGTTGGAGTTAATGAAGCTGCCTTTTGAGCAGCCTCATTTCTCTCTCTCATACGCCTAAAAGCGTACATTGCCATTTAGCTTGATGCTCCCTTAAGAGCAACAAAGTTAATAACGATAGCTTCACTTAAAGATCCGCCTGATACGTTAGAAACTGTGATTGCAAATGAACCACTAGCAATTGCGTTAGCACTTACGATGTAAGCACCTGCTGTACCAGCAGAACCATGACAAGCAACGACAACATCTGTTGCAGCGATTTTGCTATTTGTAACTGTAAAAGATACCTCAGCAGCATCAGCTAGTGCAGCGTTGTTCATTGTGATTTGTCCACTCTCGGTATTAAGAGTTACACCTGTTGATTTGTTAGTGGCCTGAGTTACAGTACCACCGCCTGTTGGCCCAACTAAAAGACCAGCAGTAACGTCAAATAAAGAAGCCATAATTTTAGTCCTGGTTGCTTACGTTAGTCGCGCGAACGATTCCGATATTCTTTGTCTCGTACACTTTCGACCATGAAGCAACAGTTTCCAACACACTTCTTGTTGGGTTTACTGTTGAAACAGCGTATTTAAGACCTACAGGATGATAGATGTAGTGGAGATCCACTGCCATTGCTTCTTCTAAAGCAAGGATATCTTTATCTGTTTGTGTTCTGATTGGTGCTTGCTCACCTGTAACAACCGCTCCCTGTGTAAAGAAGAATGTTGAATACTCAGTAGAAGAACCAGAACCAGTGGTTGGCACATCATCAGAAACAATAACTCTCAATCCCATAAATGTTGGAATAGATGTTGTTCCTGGGAAAGCGTTTGCTGTTGTACCAGAAGTTGCTGCTGTATCAGGTGCGCCTGTGTTGTCGTAAATACGATCAATAGCATTTCTCTCAACCAAGTCGTAATAAACTTTTGAGTGCATTGCAACGGCTGTAAGTTTTGATCCCTGATCACCAAGTAAAGCCTGTGCCTTTGCAACGTGTCTTGGACTTAATGTTGTTGGAGAATCACCTGATTCTGAATCAATTGTTAAAGCAAATAAAGCAGAGTTGCTATCGTTTGCGTTGATTGAACCAAATGCACCAGTTAGACAGGAGAATAAATCTTTCTGCTTTTGGTTGTTAACATAAGCAGCCATCTTCTGAGCAATAGCAGCCATAGGGTCTGGGCCACCACCAACTGCTAATGCAGCTAAGTCTCTTGAACTGAATGCTCGCCCACGATGTAACACGGCTGCAATTTGGTTATCGGCTGTGATCTTGCCAGGTGTTAATGATAATGAATCTGTAAGAACTT